CTTGCATATTGAAAATCCTTGTTTTGTCCTGTGATAAAATGAACATCCTCTTCTCCTTTCGTTCACTTGAAACTGTATTCAACAACTTCTGCGTTTGGTCTGACTTTGATGTCTTCTTCATACATAAATGCTTTGCACTGGAAGAACTGGACTGAATGGTCAAATGATTCCTTCACCTTGTTTGCTGGAAGAATCACTTCTATCACTGCCACTTCATCGTGTCCTCTGATTGCCACGAACTTCGCTGCGTCCTGTGGCTTTTCGCAGAGGTACACGCAACCGTCCCATCCTCTTTTCACTACTCCGTCAGCAATGATCTTCTCCATCGTCTCCGGTGTTGCCGCATGATAATATTTCTTTCTCATTCTCTTCCGGCCCTCCGTCTTTCTCTCTTGTCCAGTTCCTCCATCACTTTTCTGTATCTGCTCCGGTTTGCTTTCTGCTTCTTGTACTCCTCTGCGAATCCATGCACATCTTCTCCGGCAATGATTGCCGCTGCCATCTGATCTGCTGCCCTCTCCATCTTTCCGATTGACTCTGCTTCCTTGTCATAGGCCATGCAATACATCTCCTGAACCAGTTCTTCAGGAATCTCGTTCGCTTTTGCCTCTGCTCTCGCATTGCAGAGTTCCGTGTTCAGTTCTGAAATGGTTGTTCCTCTCTTCTCGACGGTCTTCTTCAGGTCTTCAATCTCTTTCTTCAGGTCTTTGTTCTCTTTCTCTGCTTTGTCTGCTCTCTCCCACGCGATCTCTGCGTTTTTCTTCATACTGTACGCAGTATCTTCTCGAATGTTGTCCTCTGCCAGTTCCAGAACTCCCTCCATTGCGAATCCGACGTAACTGTTCTCGCCCAACTCCTCAACAATCTTTCTGATCTTCTCGACCGCTTTTCTCTCCTGATCTTTCGTTGTCATGCCTGCTCCTCCTTAATATCTACTTGACGCATACCGGAACACACTGTACATCGTGCCTCTCAATGACGTTGTATCTTCCAGTTCTTCAGTGATGTCTTCTCCTTGATCGTCTTTCACGACGAACACCTGCTCTGTTTTGTCATAAATAACTTTGAAATAGTCCTGCGGTTCTTCTAAATACCCCAAATATCCCCAGTGCATCTCAATCACGCTTTCAGGGAATGGAAGGTTCAGTCTGTCTTCCACTTTTGTTGACCATTTCCAGTTCTTGTCCCTCTGGTTCAGGTCCTTTGTGATCGTTGTGATCTCCTCCATCTTTTCGGATGCCTCGAAGCGGATGCCCTCCTGCTCTTCCTCTGCGTATGCCGTGTTATTTGCCAGAAGATTGTATTCATTTTCATACATGAAGCGGATGCCCTCCACGATCTCATCCAGTTTTCCCTCTCCCATGTGTGCCGTGTAATATTCGTTGATGAAGATTGCTTTCGGGTCTGCTGCCACGATCTCTCTGGCCTCTTCCATCTCTTCATCTTCAATTCTCTCGGTTTCAAGGTTCAGCCAGAAGGCTTTTGCGTTCCAACTTCTTCCAGTCTTCCAAATTGCTACCCATGCAATACCGTCCATGATCTCGTCTCGGTATTCTCTTGCGATCTCTTTCAGTGATGCCATGTCTATTCTCCTTATATGTACTCCCCGGCATTTCCGCCGGGGCCTGTTCTATGCAGTCAGTCCTGCCTGCTTTGCCATCTGCAATCCGATCATGATTCCTTTAATCTCACGCTTCTCGCCGCTGGTCAGTTGCTTCAGCAGTGAGATCATTTCCTCGATGTCCTTTGTCTGGTTCTCTAATTCCTTTCTTTCGGTTTCAAGTGCTACTGCCATGTGTCTTCCTCCTTTCTTCTATGCTGTCACTGGCTCGTAATCTTCGAGCAGTTCCTTCAGGTTCGCTTTTCTCCAACGATGGAGCCGTCTGTCTCCGGTGATGTTCTTCACTGGTTCCGGGAGCGGTTCGCCTGTAATGACGTTTCTTTCCCAGTACAGATACTGTTTCAATGAATTGTGATAGTGTCCATCGTTATGCACTTCTATGTATTTGTTTGAGTTCCTTCGATTTCTGTATACCTGAATCGTCGTCACTGTTGTTGCCTCCTTTATGATGATGTGTGTTTCTCTGTGTCTTCAAGACATATTATAGTGTCTTAATTCCACTTTGTCAACATATTTTTGTGTCTTAATTCAACTTTTGTTATTGACCTTTTATTTTTTGCGTGGTATTGTTATAGAAGAAATACAGAAAGAGAGGTGAGCAACATGACGCAAGGCGAGCGTGTCCTTGAAATACGAAAAGCATTAGGTTTGACAATGGATAAATTCGGGGAAAAGTTGGGAGTTCAGAAGTCTGCGATTTCTAAAATAGAAAAAGATAAAGTCAACTTATCCGACCAGATGGTCAAGCTGATCTGTCGAGAATACAATGTGAATTATGACTGGCTTATGGATGGAGAAGGTGATATGTTTTCCGATCTGCCGCAGACAGTTCTTGATGAACTCTGCTCGCAGTACGAACTGGATGACCTCGACCGATTCATCGTCGAGTTATATGTCGGACTTCCGAAGGATGTGAGGGATGGCATAAAAGCGAGGGCGAAGGACCTTATTCAGAAAAGGAATGCTTCAGAAGAGGAAAAATAAAAAAGGGAACCCATCTGGATTCCCTTCTCTTCGTGTCGGCTACTGATATATGTATATGTACTTGATGAACTCATAAATTCTTTTCAGAAGTTTTTCAGAGTCTATCTTATTCAGCAGTTCGTTTATTTTCTGCTTCGTGTCCACTTCGTCATCACCTCTCTTCTGGTGAATCTTACCACTGGATGAGTCTGGTGTTAATACTTTTGAATCATATTTCCGTATATACGGAAATCGTCCCGTGAACTGCAACAGATCGCAGTTCCTGTGGTATACTTATTTGTATTCGGAATCATAGAGCGCGCTGATCTTCGTGTCCAGTGAGATTGCTATGGCTTCCAGTTGCCGGAGCGTCGGGGATGTCTGGCCGTTCTCAATCGTATTCAGCGTCGTTTTGCTGATTCCGGTCATTTTCTCCAACTGCTTCAGCGTTATGTCTTTTTCAGTTCTTGCCTGCCATGTTAATATTTCCATTATTTCCTCCTTGTGATGAATTCATTGTGTATTCACCAAGAGTTCTGAATGGATGGCAAGGCAAAATGATATGCGAGGTTTGCTTATGAGAAAATATAATAAATGGGCCACCTTGTTCGGTGGATGGTTTGGTCTTCATCGGTATCTTTCCGGTGAAATCGGAATGGGTCTTCTGTATACCTGCACTATAGGTTTGTTCTATGTCGGATGGATTCGTGATATATACGTTTCCTTCGCTTCTCGTTCGGATGAATGGGAGCAATGGTCTGATGTATGTGGTGAAGCTGCTGAAGCGCGAAAACGACGTGCTTTGAATTGTGAACTCACTCCCGTCCGCATTGACCCGAAGGCAAAAACAGGTGTCTTCGCAGGTTCTGAAGGTGGACAGTATCACACTACTTTATCCGGTTGTACCTGCCCTGACTTCCAGAAGAGGAAGGTTCCGTGCAAGCATATGTATTATCTTGCCATGAAGTGCAATATTGACATCTAAACATAGAAAAAGACAGTCCCTGACAAGAACTGCCTTTTCCCTGCATTCTATGCAGCGTATAGCTTCACAGAATAGCGATTCGCACCCTCTATTCTACCACGAAGTTGTGCTGCTGCATAGCTTTATTTTTTTTACGCTTTTTTAGTAGAAAGAAGGTTGAATATGAATACATACTTTCATCCGCAGCCTGAACTGTTCGGACTGCGTGTTGTAAAATACATTCGTTGTTCCCATGATGGTCAGGTCCTTCATGGTGACACTCTGGAAGCGCAGGACTCTCTGCTCGACGAATTTATCAAAGTGAATCGCATGGTGTTGGTTGATACCTTCATTGACGAGGCCCTGACTGCCAGAAAGAAGTTTACTCGCCGGAAGGAATTTGTTCGTCTCCTCGATGGTGTCCGCGCTCGTAACTTCGACATGATTCTCTTCACGAAACTTGACCGCTGGTTCAGGAACATCGGAGACTATCACAAAATTCAGGAGATACTTGAAGCGAACGGAGTTCAGTGGAAGGCGATCACTGAATCTTATGACACTACCACCACGAACGGCCGTCTTCACATCAATATCCGTCTGTCTGTTGCACAGGACGAGTGTGACCGGGACAGTGACCGAATCAAAGATGTGTTCGCATATAAGCTGAAGAATAAAACGTACCTCTCCGGCAGCCTGCCTCGTGGTCTGAAGCTGGACGATGAAAAGCACGTTGTTATCGACCCAGAATGGCATCAGTTCGCTCTCGATATGTTTGACCACTTCGAGGCCACTTGCAGCAAGCGAGGAACGCAGTTATTCCTTCAGGAAAAATATGGCATCCGCGTTTGTTATGATACCGTTGTCCGTTATCTTCGGAACCCTCTTTTCATGGGCCAGTATCGTGATGACCCGGATTTTTGTGAGAAGACGATCAGTCGCGAGCGATTTGAGCGCATACAGAATCTCGCGATCAGGAATGTTCGTATTCGGCACACTCAACAGTTTTATATCTTTTCTGGTCTTCTGATCTGCTCTTCATGCAATCATTACATGACCGGAACTGTCACATACAGAACGCTCGCTGACGGAAAAGAAAAGGCATATAAATCTTATAGATGCAATTTTAAAGCACAGTCAAAACTTTGTGACCGTTCTAAACATTACCGTGAGGAGTATGTCGAAGAATATATGCTTCAACACATCCGGCCTGCTCTTTCTTCCTATGTTGCGAATTATGAAGTTATCTCTGCCGCCTCCGTGAAGAAGGACCCTGCTGTTGAAATTGCAAAAGTGGAACGTAAGATGAAGAAGCTGTATGACCTTTTCATGGATGATCTGATTGACAAGGCTTCATACAGAAAAGAATATGAGAAGTTTCAGTCGCAGATTGACGAATTTAGAAGATGTCCTGCTACCCCGGTTCGTAACCTCGACAGCATAAAGAAGATGCTTTCTGATGATTGGGAGACTGTGTATCATACCTTCAGCGATCAGGAGAAGAATGTGTTCTGGAAGTCTTTCGTGCAGTCTATCACTGTTCACGAGGACGGAGAAATGGATATTGTTTTTTTATGATCTTGTTTCTACTAACTACGCACCGCCCGTCGGCTCATCCGCCAGAATCAGTCTCGGATCTGTGATCAGCGCTCTCGCCACTGCTGCACGCTGCTTCTGTCCTCCTGACACCTCATAGGGATACTTCTCCAGAAGTCCTGCAATTCCAAGTTCTTTCACGATTGGCATCATCCTGACATTCATTTTCCTGTAATCAACTCCCTGCAGTACCAATGGCAATAAAATATTGTCCTTTAGATTAAATGTATCCAAAAGATTGAAATCCTGAAATACAAACCCAAGATGATCTCTCCTGAACTTGGACAGATCCTTCTCACGGATTGCTGATAACGGTTTTCCATCCAGATAAACTTCCCCTTCAGTTGGTTTATCCAATGCTGCCAGCATGTTCAGTAATGTCGTCTTCCCCGAACCACTCTCTCCCATGATTGCTACATATTCGCCCTCTTCTACTGAGAATGTCACCTTAGAGAGTGCCT